GTTGTAGTTGACATGGTTTTTAGGGGTTAAGGTTGGACCTAAGAGGCCACCCCATTCCGCCTTCCAGCTTCCCTGAGTTTGTCGAGTTGGACACGGCGCTCGCCCATGTCCATCACCGTCTTGGTGATATACTCCCATTCAGCAGCATACTGGTCGATCGTCTTGGGGTCGAACGCCTTCTCTCCATTTCCGCCCTTTCCACTCTCCCGTCCTAATCGGTTGGGATCATCCGCACCCTCACGCTGCTCTCCCTCGGCGAACTCAAAGTACTTGGCCCCGATGGTCTTGATCAGTGCTTCAAACTTGATGGGGTGCCCGTGGGCGTCCTCAAGCCGACCGCTGCCATCAGCCTTCATAGGCACGATGTCCGCAATCTCACCGTCTTTCTCCACCAGTTGGTACTTCAGGCCCTTCAGTGCCTGGTCCAGCAGTGTCAGTTGTGCGTCGGCCACGGCTTCGTTCTTTGGAAGGATGGGGTTCATCTCCTTGAACGTCCTCATGGCACTGGATCGGACGCGATTGAAGTCGCGCTCTGCTTTGAATTCAGCACGAACCTCCTCCTCGCGGGCTTTGATCTGCTCCTCAAACGTCTTGGGCAGCGCGTTGGCGTGCTCCTCCAGCTTGAGGTACAGGGGATGTGCCTTCACGGTCTCCTCGGTGAGCGTATCGCCCCCCCTGGTCCGTGCAGCCAATATCTCCTTGATCAGATCCTTGCCCTTCTTGTCGGTGGCCTTGATGCCGAATTCATCCTTCAGTTCGCGCTCCAGACCTTCCAACGCTTCCCGCTTGCCACGCGAGTAGGTGTCAGCCTTGACCTTTTCAACGTCCCCCTTCAGGGCGGCAACCCTGTCGGCGTCCATCTTGGTCAGGTGGTCCAGTGCTTCGGTCTTGAAGGACCCGTCCTCTTCTTTGAGTGAGGCAACTCCCGTTTCGTCCATTTTATAGCTGGTGGACAACAGCCCGGTCAATACTTCTTCTGCACTTGGCATGATGCTCTACTTTGCGGCCTTCGTGGCCTTGGTGGGTTGCTCGTTGGTCACTTCACGGTTTGCCTCCTGTATGGCGGCTGCTGCAATCGCTTCGGGAATCTTCGATGCTCTGTTGGCGCTGGTCCGAAGCTCCTCAACAATCTCGTATTTGGAGGCCATGCCCTTGGCCACGATTGTGTCCCACCCGTCCTTCGTCACGGTATAGAACTCCTCGGTCTTGATGTTCTTGATCTTGTACATGGGCGTCAGGCTTTGGGGGCGGTGGCTTTGGATTTCCACCCGGCTGCCTGTGCCTTCTTGGCCCCAAGGCCAGCGGCGTCCAGCACCTTGTTGATGGTCGGCAGCGTGGATCCTTTCAGATGTGCCTTGGTCGTGATACCTGCCTTGGCCAGGACTTGTGCGACCTTGGGCGTCAGGCTGGGGTCCAGACCGTTCAATTCGGTGGGCAGGTCTTGCTCGGGGGCCTCCTCCGCAGGTGCGGCAGCCGCTTGGGTTGCTTCTTGCGCCTGAGTGTCGGCTGGCTCTGATGCCACCTGCTCCGCGCTGGCTTCTGGCTTTGCCCCGCTGATCATCACGCTCTCCGCCGCCCGCTCCGCTTCCAGTGCTACTTGGGCGGCGGCGGCGATGGCCGGGGGGATCATCGTGGGGGTCTTCACCTGCTCCAGCTTGGCCTTCGCCTTCACCTCGGCGGACGCCTCTCCCTTAAGGATGCGGTACCCTTTGCGGCTGTCGCCTTGTTCTTTGGAGTTGGCCATCAGGTCCCATGTGCGCTGGCTGATGGTCTTTCGCTGCCCTGTTCGGGTATTCTCGATCACAACGTATGGCATGTTGATGCTCTTTGTTCGGGGCGAATGTAGTGACGCGGCGTCACAAAGATGGTGCGCACGCAAACTGGGCGCATCTGGTGTGCCCTATTTCCGTATGGGGTGGTGCCTACTTGTTCACTTCCCTGCGAACAGGTCCGGGCGGCGGCGCTTGGCCTCCTGCTCCGAGATGTACAGCAGACGGTGCCTGCAATTCCACCTTCCCCTGTCCTCCAGCGGAGCATAGTCGGCAAGGCTACCGCTGTCCTTCTCCTCCTTGGTCCTGGGCAGCGTCGGGTCCTTGGCCCATCCCGTCTTGGGGTCGGTCGCCTCCTCCGTGGTGAAGACCTTGTTATTGCGCTTGATGCAGAAGGGCCGCGAGGTTTCGATCAGCCCGCCCGAGTAGATGAAGTAGCGAAGGTCCAGCCGCTTGGCGAACTCGTTGTTGCTCACAGCGTCGGCCACCTGGTAAGCATCCAGCAGGAAACCGCCAAGGTTGCGCTCAAGTACGCCGGGCGTGTTCTTCGTGCCTGCGACTTTGATTTTTACGGCCCGCTCAAGTTCCCGCATTGGCCTCCCCGCTGCGATGGCCTTGGCGATCATCTTCTTCACCTCCTCCCGCGCCTTGTCTGTCCGGGATAGCTCCCCCATGTACCCCTTGGGGTTGATCTGGTGCTTTTTGGTAAGGCCGAGGCGCTTCCGCATGATGGCGTCCACCAACTTCTTGATCTCGGGGAAGCTGCCGCCCTTGGGCTCGGCGATCTGTCCGTAGTAGCGGGCGTTGAGCTCCAGCACGCCGCGCATGTCCTTCACTGCATCGCGGCCGATTTTGCGCAGTCCCCGCTTCTCCACAGCTTTGAACACGGCGTCCACCATACCGGCCACGGCCACCGATCCCCGCGTTGATCGCACCCGCCCGTCCTCACCTTCCTGAAGGTCTCGGGATAGTTCTGCCAGCAAGCGGATCACCAGCAGCTTCTCCAGCGCCGCCATATCGTTGAGCCGTGCGCGTTGCCCGGTATCGAGCAGACGTTCGGCATCCCGGATGGTCTTTGCGGCTCCTTGGTTCATTCGGTGGCGCTATTGCCAGGGCTGGCTGGCAGGTCGTCGGTATTGCCTGCTGACCCTTCACCTTCTGGGTCTTCCGCGTCGATGTCGTCAGGGCTGTCAGCGTTCTCTCCTTCGCCTGTGCCGTTGTCCTGCTCCCCATCACCTCCCATGCCCATGTCAACCGCACCAGCCTCCTTCTTCTCGTTAATCTCCTCGATCAGCTCCTCCACCACCTCGTCGATCATCTCCTGCTGCTTGGCGCGGGTAAGGCTGTAAAAGTCCACCGGGTTGCCCTTCTCGTCGTTCGTGGTGCCCGCCAGCTCCTCGCACTCGGCGAAGACGTAGGCGAAGTTCGTCCACAGCACCTTGTTCTCCTCGGTCGTTAGGTCCTGGCTGATCATGGACACGATGGTCGACTCGTTCTTGCCAAGGAACGGATCAAAGCTGCTCTGCACTTGGGCCTTGAGCAGTTCACGCGGATCGTCAATGTACAAGTCTTGCAGGATGTCGTTGTTCACCTGTGCCAGTGCAGAGGAACTTGCGCCAGCCGTCCGCATTTCGCCCATTAGCTTCACCCGCTCGGCCAAGGTCTCGAAGCGCATGTTCCTCGGGAACTCGTGGGCCACGGTGAAGGACTTGGCTGCCGTCTCAGCGCTGCTCACGTACACCGCCTCCAAGTTGTACACCAGAACACGGCTCTGGCTGTACCAATCAGCAAGAGGTTTGAGGGCATCGTACACCGACTGAAGGTCGATGATTTCACCCGTGGCCGTCACAGCCGAGGAGTTTGCGCGGAAGCGGTCCGAGTTGTACACGGCCCGGTAGCACGATTGCTCCAGCTTGTCCACGTACTTGTCCTGCCACTCCAGCACCTCCACGGGAAGCTGGACGTAGTGGACGAGTTCCGCCAACGGCAGAAGATCGTCCTTCGTCCTTGGCATCGACAGGGTGATGTGGTCCTGCCCGCTTCGGTGCACCTGAAGGCCCGACCCGTTACAGGATCTGCACTTGGTCCCGCTTGGCTCGTAGCCAAGGTTGCACTCGGTCAATGTCCCATCCCCGGCCCGGTAGCCTTCGCACCGGTTGGCGTACATGATCTTCTGGAGGAACGCATGCAGCGCCGCGCTCAGGTCGAGCTCACTGCCCGCCTTGATGCCCTTGAGCAGATAGGGCAGCGCCGGGTGCCACATGTTCACGCACGTCTCCCCCTTGGTGCTCTGGTCTGGAACGTACCCAATGCGGAACGCTTGCACCATGCCGGTGTTGTGGGCGTAGAAGGCCACCTCGTACAGTTCATTTTGGCTGACCCGGTAATAATACCCGGCATCGCGGCCGGTGGTAATGCTGCCGAAGCTGCTCACCGGGCTGCCGTTGCGGTCCAGCACCAATCCATCCGGGCCGCTCGTCATCTTGCCAGCGTCCACCTGCGTGAAGGTCACGTGGTTCTTGTCGGTGTACATCCAGAAGGCATTCCCGTCCTTCACAATGGTGTCCGACTTATTCCCCGTGGGCGGCTTCT